ACAAGATACCGATCCATTCGAAGTTGTAGACATGGCCGAAAAGTTTATTATGAATCTATCTGATTCTAAGCAGTCGGATGTTTTACACATTTCGAGCGTTATGGTTAATACTTTGACAAAGATTGATAAATGGAAGGCTTCAGGAAGTTCAATAACAGGAATACGATCAGGATTTTCAGACCTCGATAAAGCAACACGAGGATGGCAACCTGGAGACCTTATAATCATAGCCGCAAGGCCTTCAGTAGGTAAAACCGCGTTTGCGCTTAATTTGGTGCGAAATGCGGCCCTCAATGGTGCAGGTGTGGGTATATGGTCACTCGAAATGAAAGCGCCTTATTTAGCCCTTAGAATGCTTGCAGCGGAATCGGACATAATTTTAAACAAACTACAAACAGGTAGGCTTGAGGATTCAGATTATAAAAAATTGAACGAGGCGGCTGAAAATTTATCTAAACATAAGATATTCTTCGATGATGCTAACGCCGTAAATTTACGGTCTTTAAAGGCTAAGGCCCGCAGGCTCAAAAAGAAACATGATATCGGACTTATCGTTATCGACTACCTACAACTAATGCAGGGAGAGTCTAAAAACAATAGGGAACAAGAGATTGCTACTATTAGCCGTGAACTTAAAAATTTGGCGCAGGAACTTGAAATCCCGATAATTGCCTTATCCCAATTAAGCAGGGATGGCGTAAAAGGTAGCAGTTGGGATGTGCCGCCTCCAATATCGGCCCTTCGTGAATCTGGCGCCATTGAACAGGATGCAGATCTAATTCTTATGCTTTGGGGTGCTAATGATGCTGAAAGATCAGGTGATATAAGTTATGAGAATAAGCGAAGGATAAGAATCATGAAGCAGCGTAATGGTATGTTAATGACTTGCGATCTTGACTTTAAAAATGAGATTCAGCTTTTTAAAAGTATAATTGATATTGAAAATATAAATTTTTAACCAAAAACAAAACAAAATGAATATTAACCAAATCAAAGAAAACATTCAACAATTATTAGTAAATGTTGAATTAAGCCAAAAAATTGACATTATTAATGAATTGAGAGAATTTATTCATTACAATTCACCATTTAAAAATGAGCCTGTTGATTTTGTTAAATGGGTAAAATGTGACGATGTAATTGCAAATGATTATAACCCTAATAAAGTTGCGCCACCGGAAATGGAATTATTAGAAATTTCTATTATGAATGATGGATATACTCAACCAGTAGTAACATTCCCAAATAATGGTAAAATAGAAGTAGTAGATGGTTTTCATAGAACAAGAGTTAGTAAAGAATCTAAAATTGTAAAAAATCGTGTATTAGGATACACGCCTACGGTTATAATTAGAAAAGAACAATCTGATAAAAATGATCGTATTGCTTCTACAATAAGACATAATAGAGCAAGAGGCAAACATCAAATTGATGCGATGTCTGAAATTGTTTTAGAATTAAAAAACAGAAATTGGAAAAATGAAAGAATTGCAAGAGAATTAGGGATGGACGAAGAAGAGATATTAAGATTATGCCAAATATCTGGTTTACAGGATATTTTTAAAGATGATGATTTTAGTAAATCATGGGATAGTTCAGATTCAATACATGATTACGAATCTATAACCGACGAAATAATTGAATCAGATAATATATTATATAGAACCGTTAATACTAATGATCCAGATAGAATATTTCACACATGGGAAAAATGGGAATGTCATAAAGCTGGTTTTTATGCATCAAAAAAGGATGGAATGACTGCAGAACAATGCGAAAATTCATATGCAGATTTTCTATCTAATGAAGAAAGATTCAGAGAAGGGTTAAATGGAGTATTATCTGAATGGATTAATTCATGTGAACATTATTTAACAAACAAAGCAATGAATAGAATAGCGTGGTTAGGTCAAGCAGCTATGTGTTATTCTACAGGAATTCCTTCAAAATTTTGTTCAGGATTTAATTTGCTAACCGCAGAACAACAAGATAAAGCAAATTTAATAGCTTTAGATGCTTTAAATTTCTGGATGAGAAAATATAATAGAAATGAAATATCTATGGAAGAGGCATTATCAATCGGTAGACAAGTAAATATTTATTAATATGGCAACAAAAATATACAATAACAAAACAGTTTTAGAAGCAGCAAAAGAAAGAATATCATTGACTTTTGATCAATTTGAAAAAATATATATATCTTTTTCTGGTGGCAAAGATTCATCTGTAATGACTCATTTAGTTTTAAGTGAAGCAAAAAAAAGAAACAGAAAAGTTGGTTTTTTAATAATTGATTTAGAAGCACAATATAACGATACAATAAATCATATAAATCATATGATTGAAATGTATAAAGATTATATAGAGCTTCATTGGATATGTGCTGAATTATTATTAAGAAATGCAGTTAGCAATTACCAACCAAGATGGGTTTGTTGGGATGAAACAAAAACTGATATTTGGGTAAGAAAAAAACCTATATTAGCTTCGGATTTATCACAGTATGATTTTTATATACCCAAAATGGAATTTGAAGAATTTATGGTATTATTTGGCGAATGGTATTCTAATGGCAAAAATACGGCCGCTTTTATTGGTATAAGAGCAGACGAAAGTTTACATAGATATCGTGCTATAACATCTCGAAAGGATGGATTAATGTATAACAATTGGAAATGGACAACAAAGGTTGCAAATAAATTGTATAACATATACCCAATATATGATTGGCGAACAGAAGATATTTGGGTTTTTCATGCTAAATTTAGAGAATTACCACATAATAAGGTTTACGATAAAATGACTATGGCAGGTGTGAAATTAAGCCAACAAAGACTATGTCAGCCATATGGAGATGATCAAAGAAGAGGTTTGTGGCTTTATCATATATTAGAACCTATAACATGGTATGCGTTAGTTAATAGAGTAAATGGTGTTAATAGTGGTGCCTTATATATTCAAGAAAATGGTAATATGACTGGTTATAATAAGATATATAAACCTGATGGTCACACATGGAAAAGTTTTTGTAACTTATTGCTTTCAACTATGCCAAAGAAAACTCAAGAACATTATAAAGAAAGATTCATAAAATTCATTAAGTCTTGGCAAGATAGGGGGTACAATAGCATTCCAGACGAAGCACCGGAAGATTTAGAATCAAAATGTTGGGTGCCATCATGGAGAAGATTATGCAAAGTATTATTGAGAAATGATTATTGGTGTAAAGGATTAGGTCAAACTCAACCAAAGTCAGATGCTTATATAAAATTTAAAGAAATAAAAAATAAAAGAAAATTAGAATTAAAATATGAAGAAAACAACATTATATAATCATGTGCATATTGGAACAGAAGATAAACCATTAATACCAAATATTATATTTAAAGTTTTATGTGATATTTTATTAAAAAATAACGAACAAACTTTATCTAATGAGATTTTAAATATTTATACTTTAGAGAAATCTCAAAAAGATTTATATGAATATTTAAATTTTAAATATAATAATATACAACCAATAGGTAAAACTTTTATTTAAACTCATTGCCATTTAATAACTTTTAACTGTTAGTAAGTTGATATTTATTAAAGGGGATGGCAGTTGGTCAGCATCTTGGCGTAAGTGGGAATGAATACCACCTCGGGTTAGCGTGTCAGAATTATCTGATAGATGTAGGTTCGAATCCTACAGATGCTGCAAATTGGTACATATAGTACCGATATAATTCAAAAAGTAAACTTTATGAAAAGTAAAGGTCGGCCTCGGCCTTACGTCTTGTAACTAAACCATTCAGGACTTTGCCTCCAGCCTTTGTCCATCTATTAAACTCGTCACGTATAGTAGTGTCATTCGGGTTAGCATTGACCTTTTTTAGTAGTGTACTTTTGGCTAAATTTCCCGCCCCTACATTGAAAGCAAAAGATGTTAAGGCCCCTAACTGATTCTCATTTATTTCAGACTTCACTAACTTTTTAATCTCTGCCTCAAACTTTCCTACCATAAAGAAAAGAAGTTTATCAGCACGATCTATAGTAATCTTATCGCCAATTTGA